GTTAACAAGTCCCCATACTGTATTTCCTTTTTTTACAGTATGATATACGGCTTTATTATCTCCGCTCGTTACTTGTTTTGTGCTTTTTGAAGTAGTAGCTTTTGTTGTAGTACTGCTTTTGGTCTGCACATTTGCTTTATCAACCCAACCATAAACTTTTCCCCCATCATTTGAAATTAAATGATAGGAGTGCTTATTAGTATTGATAATCGTTACTTTACATGTACTTTTTCCCCTGTTTGCCGCAGGCTGAGAAGCAGTTGATGATACATACACGTTTCCGCCTGTAAAAATGACAACATCACCTGTTTTTATAGATGTCGATTTAGGCGTTGTCGATGTCTTATTAGTATTGTTGTTTGATTTTGTTGAGGTTGATTTATATGACGGTTGGGCAATCCTTACAACTCTAAGAGTCATATCAAAATCGCAGCCACCTGCTATAGTGTTCGAGTGGCTGTGGTTAAATGATTGAATTTGCATATTTACAACACTATTTCGTCCAATGTATTTGACTAACGAGCCGTTTTGCATAAGATTTTCAAGACCTACTACTATTGCATTGGCAGGTATACTCCCTACTTTCACTATTTTACCCGTCAGGGAAATTTCTTTAGGCGTTTTTCGTATGGTATCGGTTATGTCCAATCCCTTTTCTACGGGGTGTGTAGTGCTCTCAATGCCAGATGTTACATTCTCCTCAATCACGTGAACATAATAGTTATTTATTAGTGCCATTATTATACCTCCCTTACTGTAGCGTTTTTACTTTCATAGCTTGAAAAAGTTTCCTCCAACGCTTCTGAAATCCATTTTTTCACCTTTCTTGCCATTGTTCTATCATCATTTGTTCCGGAGATAGTCAGATTAAATGTCGGAGAATATGTGTGATTTTCAGATGTCGTGCTGCGGCTGTAGGTTGCAGGACTTGCAGAAGGAGCGTATCTGTTATTATCATCGGGAATTGCAGTCTGCCCCATTTTATCGGCTGTCTGTTGAATCTCAGGCAATGTACTCTTCATACCGTTAATCTGCCCCAGTCCGGTATATACACCTGTCTTATACAGCTCTCTGGACGGCGAATGTATATCAAGTGCATTATTCATGGTATTCTTTACAGTCTGGGCGATGGACTGTGCTGTGGATATAAGTCCACCACGTCTGCTTTCCATACCGTTAATCAGACCATTCATTACATTTACACCTGTAGAATACAAATCTAACCCGTCAATGCTTGACTTCATTTGAGACATTGTTGAAACAATGCTGACTGACATAGATTGTACTATTATAACAGCCTGTACGCTCATGGTTTTCAAATTAATAATTACAGTAGTTGACATTAACTTTGATATCAAAACAACTGATTTTTGCATTCCCGACATGTGCTGACAAGAAACTTTATTCATATTTGAGAAAGCCAAGATAACTGTTTCAGATATATTTTCCGCACTTTCGCCCATGCTGTCCAAGTTAAAACCGCTTGCAGACGTAACCAGTCCCATCATATTGGTTGTTACAGCTGCTGTTACTACAGGCATAATCAATGAAATGCCCTGCAATAATCCTAAACCGATATTCGTACCAATTTCTGCAAAGACTCGTGATGGGGAATGAACGTCAAATGCCTCTCTAGCTGCTTCTACCAACTCTTGGCAGGTCATATTAGTTGTATCAATGACATTGCCGTTTTCGTCTGTCATGCCTTGCAAAAGACCTGCTAATATCTGTTTACCTGTTTCCTGAAGTTCTGGCGGTAAATTCTCAAATGGCGTAAGTATAGTATCCGCCTGCTGTTTCAAGTCATCGGAAACAGTTACCCCCTTATTTTTAGCTTCGTTAAGAGTCATAAAATAATTATTCAATGATTGTGCTGATTGATTGTCAAGGTTTAAAAACATATTAGTAATATCTTTAACCATAAGATCGGCATTAGCAGATGCCTCGTTATATTTTTGAATTCCGCTAGCAGAAGTATCTGCTATTGTTTTATCCATTATATCCAAATCTTTTTTATAACTGTCAGACTTTTGTTTCAATATGTCAAAGTTAAAATCTGCTTTTTCTACAAGCTTATTAGATTGCTCCAAGGCTTGGTTATAAGTATAATCACGTGATTTGGCTGATTCTGCTAAAAGTTCATTTTCCTGCCGCATTGATTCCAAAAGCTCATTATCTTTTCTGGCTTGCCACTGTTTTAATGCTTCACTTTTAGCTTGACCTGTAAGATTTTCATTTTCTACGATTGACTTTCGTTCTACAGCATAAAGACTATTAATAGTGGCTTGTCTTCCTTCAAATTCTTCTTTAATCGCAATAACGCTTTGATCATATGCTTCGTCCGTACTTATTAATAAATCTGCAATTCCTTGCTGATCTAAATTGCCGCTTTTAAGCTTTAAGTCTAATGTATCAAATTGGCTCATCTGCTGCTCTCTGTATATAGAAAGTTTATCATCTTCCAACATTTGCAGCTCTTGCATATATCCTCGAATATTT